ACGATGTTGGTGCTGATGCCGCGCTCGCCCACGCTGCCCACCCTCTTCACCTGGACGTACGTCAGCGCCTCGAACCCGGCTTCATCGAGATCGTTGTTCTGCGGGGTGACGCAGATGAACAGCTTCGCCCCACTGTTGGTTTGTGCCTCAGCCATTGCTTTGTCCTCGCTTTGGGCATGAAAAAACCCGCCACGGGGCGGGGTCAGGGAAAACGAAAAAGCCCGCGCGTGGCGGGCTTGGAAGTCTTGTTGCTGCGGAGCTACTTCGCCGGCGGCGTGATCTTGGCTGTGACCAGCTGCATCGCCTGCTTCGGCGTGAATCCCGCTCGGATGTATTCCTGGTACTCGTTGCGGATGATCACCGCCATCTCTGCGTTGTAGCGGAAGATCGCCTGGCGCTCACGTCGCAGCAGCTCCGCTGCGGCCTCCATCTTCGATGGGTCCGTGGTCGTGACGGGCTTCAGGTGGGAGACCTTGGAATCGTCCATGGAGCCGATCTTACCCCGACACGAAGCCTCGCCACGGGATGGTGACCGGGTGCATATGCCGCTCGGGGTCCTGGATGATCGAGCTGGTCCAGGGCTTCCGATAGACCCGCATGCCGGCGAAGGCGGTGCCCTTGCCGAACGCTGCGATGATCGCGTCCGTCAGCGCCGTGCCCACCATGATTCCGGCGCCAGGCCGGTAGCACGCCGACAGCTGGCCGAAGCCCTGCATCAGCGACGGGCCATCGTCGTCCATGCCGTAGTTCTGCGTTTCGTTCGGGAACCACTGCAACTCCAGCCAGCGTCCCTCTACCGGCGGCGTGAAAGCCACGCCTGGCATTGAGCATGGCAGGCCCTGGGACGCGGCGAACGCGCCCACGAGCGTGGCGAAGGCGTCATAGATCTCGGTATCGCTCAAGGGATCCTCTCCTTCACCTGGGCGGCCACGCGCTGGACGATGAACTGCCAGTTCTGCGCGGCCGCGCGCGCGAAGCCCTTGCCGGCCTGCGCATATACGCGCCCCAGCTTGTCCTCGCCGTAGAAGCCGTGCTCCATGCGGAGGGCATAGACAGCGGTCCAGCCCATCCACACCGTCTGGCCCACCTCGACCTTCAGCAGCACCAGCGACGGCTGCCCAGCGTCGGCTCCGGGCATGCCGGAGGTCGACGCGGCCTGGGAGTTGCGCAGGAAACCGGTGACCACAGGCAGCTTTCCGCCTTGCGCTTCCGGCGTGTTCGCCTCGTCCATCAGCTCCTGGGCCGACTCGCGAAAGATCACTTCCTGCCGCAGCTTGGCCTTGTTGGCGAAGGCGCGGACCTGGTCACCGAACTTGCTGGCCACGTAGCGCCTCCGCCGTCATGTCGATGCGATACCGCTTCATGCAGCGGCAGTTGATCGTCTCTTCTGGGCCGGCGCCCAGGCTGGTGTCCCCGGGGAACAACATCAGCGCGCCGCTTGGCGTCTGGAACGGCTGCCCGAATGGTCGCTTCTGACCATCGATCGCGCGGTGGCTGTGCCGCGTGTTGCGATCCCCGGTCGCCGACCAAGTGCACTCCACGTTGGCAGGATCCAGTCCGCCAGCGACGATCTGCTGCCGAAACGCCTCCTCGCGACCGGCACTCAGCGCGGTCAGGGACTCCGTCCGCGCGATCGCCTCGCCGCGCAGCGCTAGCAGCCGGTCGGCGTAGCGGCCAGCGATCCTATCGATGACGCCTGGTGATACAGGCCTGCCGGCCGCGATCGCGCGCTTTACGATGCCGTCCAACCGCTTGTCGCGCCGCGCCCGCGTCAGGTAGTGCTCCATCCGCGCGGCATCGCCACTGGCCAGCTCCGCTCGGACGTTCGCCACGAACTGGCCCTGCTGAGAGGTCAGTCCCAGCACGCCACCAGTGCGGCGGCCGGTGTCGCCTACTCGGCCGACCAGGTCCAGGGCGCTCGTGCGCGGGTTGCGGCCCGCGACCATCCCCTGCTCCAGTACTCCGCGAATCAGGCTTCGTTGGTCCTCGACGATGCCGGTGATGAGTCGGCTGGAGTTCTCCTGCAACCATCGCTCCGCTGCTGGGTTGCGCAGGTCGAACTGCGAGCGCAGCACCGGCGTGGCCGTGCGCGGGGTATAGCCGCCCCGGATCACCAGCTCCAGCGATAGCCGGATCTGAGGGACCTCCCGCGCGCCCAGCTCGCCGCCTTCTTTGAAGGCCGTGCGCATCGCCTCGGCCAGGTCTGCGAAGCGTGGCTCGTCCAGCCCCAACACCGTGAGCACGTCATCGACGCGCCCCGCGCCCAGCAGCTGCCCTATGAGCTGGACGCCAGCCTGATTGGCCATGCCGGCGATCGCGCGCAGGAAGGCACGCTGAAACGCCGGCTCCAGCTTCACCGCCAGCTGTTCGAGTTGGCGGGCTGTCGCTGCGGCCATGGGCTACTTCCGGCAGTGGAACTCGTAAAGAAGGACCTGCCCGCCGGGAGAGAGCGGCTGCAGGTCAATGAAGCGGTACAGCTGGTCGCCCAGCAGCAAGCGGTCGGCCAGGCCGGGCGCGATCGCCAAGTCGACGGAGATCAGGCCGAGCTTGTCGCCCCTCAGCACCAGCGTCGCGTCGCGGTTGGTCAGGCTGTAGTCCAGTTCGACCACCTTGCAGTCGTGCCGCGTCGGCGGTCCCGGCTGAGGGTTGTGTGGCGGCCCCGTTGTGGCGCCGTCGCGCTCGATCTGCGCGGCATAGCCATAGCGGCCTATCAGCCGGGTGCCCTTGGCCGCCATGCGGTCGTAGAACGCGCTCATACCACCCTCACAGCTGGGCCGACCGCCGGTGTACGCAACAGGGGAGCCAAGATCTCGTCGATCGCCGGCACCACCGGCCGGCTGGGCACCTGCCCTGCGGCGCTGGCATCGGCGTAGCTGACCTCGATGGGGCCGACCTTCTCGCGCGTAACGAGGCTGGCGGGGATGAAGTCCGGCGACAGGCTTCCGGGCTCCTGCAACTCGCGTAGGGCAGCCTCGTAAGCAGCACGCTCCACCTCCCCGGGCACCTCGTCGGCTGCGATCGAGCTGCCGGCGTAGTCCACCGCGCCAGTGCGGGGCCATTCGTTCGGCTGGCCCCGCCCCAGAGTACGCACGCCGGGGAACATCGACACCCAGCGGCCCGTAGGCAGCAGGACGCGGTAGCGCCCGTCGATGTAGTCCGTGGCGCGGACCAGCGCGGCCGTGCGCGCCTCTTCGCTACCGGCGGCCCAGGCGGCATTGCCGCGTTCGGCGTGGTAACTGTCCGCGCCTTCCAGCGTGCCGTACATGGGTCAGCCCTCCGCCTTGGCCGCGGTGGCCAGGGCCTCGCGCAGCTTGTCCACGCCCCAGCGCTTGTCGTACTTCACCTTCGCCGCTTCCAGCTGCGCGATGAGCTCGGCCTTATCGCCGCCGCCGGCCTTGTCGGCCTCGGCCTCGTTGCGCATCTCGGCGACCGCTTCGCTCAGCTTGTCGTCACGCTCCTGTTGGGGCAGCGAGTTCCAGGCGGCCTCATCAAGGCCTGACGCCTTGAAGGCATGGCCGACCACGTCGCCCAGCTGCACGGTGACGCCTTCGACCAGTTGCAGTTCGGACGGCAGGCTATCGGTGCCGAGCAGGACGACCTTCGAGCCACTCTTCGCCTCGGCGATGATGCCGGCCTTGAACCAGGCGGTGACCGCTGCGTTCTTCTTCACCCGGTCCCAGTCCTCGACCGGCGTCGGGATGTTCGGCACCAGCTCCTGCCCGTTCGGGAGGACCAGCGGCGTGCCGTGCTTGTTGATGATGTGCATGTACGTGCTCCTGTAGGCCCCAGCACGTGGCTGGGGCCGTGGTTGGTCAGATGCCGTCGAGGTAGACGACCTGCTTCGGCAGGCGCACATCCAGCCCACCCAGCCGCATCACGCCGGGGACGTCCCAGCGCAGAGGGCCCGACTGGAACACCGGCAGGAAGCGGTGCGGCATCGGCATGTGCAGCTTCAGCACCGTCGGGTCGTTGCGGTACGCGATCAGGCGCGCGGTGCCGCCCGCGCCGGCGGTATCCAGGCCGCGCAGGCCGCGCACGGTCAGCTGCTGACCCGTGGTGGCGGTGTACACGTTGTTGGCCAGGAAGTACTGCAGGACGGTCAGGTCGCTGTACTCGCTCATCTTCTTGGTCGAGATGAGCATGAACTTCGACCAGGCCATCAGCAGCGTGTCGGCGATCGCGGTCGTGTTCGTGCCGTTGAACACGTTCATCAGCGCGGCATTCATGTCCGCGACGATCTCGTCCGGCGTGGCCGTGCCCGCCGCCTGCAGCGTGCCCCATGCGCCCGTGGGCGCGGCGACCGGGGTAACACCAACGGCGTTGAACAGGCCGGTGAAGCCCTTCGCGGTGTCGCCCAACAGCGCGACGCGGTCGACCAGCTCCTCCGCCGCGCGGCGCGCTGCCATGGCGTCGTCGGCCGGTAGGTTGATGCCCAGCAGTTGCGCCCGACCGATCTCCTCGAATCCGTAGCCGTAGCCGATACCCGCGGTGTGGATCGGGGTCTGGTACTGCGCGCGGCTCGTGCCGGCCTTCGGGATGTCGTCGGCGTTGCCGTTGATCCAGTCCGCCTTGCCGAACTGATCGGCCGAGTAGTAGGTCACCGAGGTGGCGAACTCGCTGCCCGAGGTGTCGACCGGGATCAGGGTGCGGTACTGGATGTCCGGATACACCGTTCGATAGACGCCCGGTTCGATGATCGAGGTCTGGGCGACGACGAAGCCCAGCGCGACCTGCGCGTCGAGCAGAGGGATTGCTCCATTCATTGGCTGAGGCTCCTTAGCCGAGGCGGACGACGGCCAGCTGGCCGGCCGCGGTGGTGCTGGTGTCCCAGCGGGCGCCGGTGATGGCGGTGTTGTCGGTAGCGACGTTGGTGAAGGTGCCGGCACCGGTGACGTACACGGGGTCACCGGCGGCGACTGCGACGGCGGCCGTGACCCAGACGTCGCCCTCGGTGAGCACGCGCGCGGAGGCACGTTGCGGGAAGGCGTCGGGGCTGCTCGCCGAGCCGGCCGCCGAGCGGTCCAGCAGCGTGATGCCCACGAACTTCAGCGCGCCGGTGCCCATCAGCACGATGCCTTTGTCGGCGGCGCCCTGGGCAACGGCGCGGCCGAAGCCGATGCCCGCCGCGGTTTCGACATTGCGGGAGATGATGGTGCCCGGCAGCATCGTCGCCTGCGCACCGAGCACGGCCGCCGGCTGGGTGTCCGGATAGTTGGTCTGCAGAGCCATGGATCAGTTCTCCTTCTGGCCGCGGGTGCGGAAATCGAGTCCCTGGATCGACGCCATGTAGCCGTTGTCCTGGAACTGGGTGGGATTGGGCCGGGTGTCACCGAGGGCGCGCACGACCGGGTCCCGGCGCTTCTGCGAGTCCTCGACCAGGATGTCGAAGCGCGCCTGGATGTAGTCGTCGGACTTGCCGGCGAT